ATCCGCATGTCGCCGTTGATGATGCGGTTACGGGTACCCGCTAGTGCGCCACTATTTAGGCTCGGCACCGAAAGATTGCCTGTTAAAGTGCCGCCACTTGTCGGCAAGGTATTTGCAAGCACAAACGCGGTGGTGGCTACTTGCGTTGTGTTTGTACCTGAAGCTGCAGTTGGGGCTAATGGGGTGCCCGTAAAGGTGGGGCTGACCAGAGGGGCATAGCCGCTCATCCCCGATTGGGTTTGGTAGGTTGATGCAGCGGCAGCAGTCGTAAGCAAGCCAAGGTTGGTGGACGCCAACGTGCCGACCGTTACCCAAGCGGAGTTTGCCGCGTTGCGGATCTTCAGCAGGCCGCTAGTTGTATCTGCCCACCACTGATAGGCGTAAGTCGGGGAGGGTTCAGTGGCTGCGCTGTTGTTGGTGACAATGGCGCTCAAAGCACCGTTAAGGTCCGATCTGACTGCCGCCCCTGTGCCGTTGGCTATGACGTAATCGTGCTGAGCCACGAATCAGGAGCCCTCTAATAAAGCAATCCTAGCCAGCACGCCCATAGCCAGTCGCGCTCCATGTGAACTGGCGAGTAATGGTGCTACCGCTGGAGTTGTAGAAGCTCACAGTGAACCCGGTCGCGCTAACCGCAGACACTTGGAAGTAGTCGCCTGCCTGCATGTTCTGCGCTGTGATGCCGACGCTTGGCAGGTAGGCGTTAAGGCCACCGATGCTGGCAGTGCCGGTAAAGAAGGCGTTGGGGAAGGTGACGGCTGTGCCGCTGCTGCCGCTAATGGCTGCGTTGCTCTGCTGCGTGCGCCGTTGCAGGGTTGCCAGGTAACCCAATTCGTCGATCAGGATGTTCTGCGACACGTCCGAGCTACTCAAGGTGGTGCGGAACTGGAAGCCGCGACCTCGGAAGGTGCCGTTAACGAAGGGCTGCCAGGACCCCCAGGTGGGGCTGCTGCTTGGGTTGTCAGTGGTGCTGCGCAGCTCCAGCGTGGCGTTAACTGCATCGATCACGCCGCCGTCCCAATCCGCCCAGGTGTCGATGTCCTCCAGACGGCTATCGATCAGGTTGCTAGGCAGGTAGCCACGGGTGACGAAGTAACGGCTGAAGTCGACGGAGAAGGTGTTGCCGAAGTCGACGGTGGTGGCGAACTCATAGGTGCCAGACGGCTGCACGTCGCCCATTACGTCGAAGGTGACTAGCGCGTCAACGTCCACCACATCATCCAGCAGGTTGGAGCCATCGAGGGTCAGGGCGTCGAACTCGTCGCTGTAGAAGACGTTGGTGCGGGTGCCTTGGAAGGGCGGCGCGTCTTGATCCTCCCGCCGGTTGATCAGAGTGAGCGGGGCCAGCGTGTCGGGCAGATCGATGATGATGCTGGTCTCATTGGTGCTCTGCCGCCCGCCGTCGTCCGCGAACTTGACCAGCACCTCCCCTTCAACCAACGGGATGATCGCCTCAGTAGCGGAGCCGGGCACTGCAGGGATCAGGTCAACGCTGTTGCTCCAAGTGCCACTGCCATCCGTCAGGTTGGTGTGTTTGATGTAGACCTTGCCGCCAACCCTGACATCGATCTCGGTGCTCTGGTCCCAGCGCAGGCGGGCCGAGTTGGCACTGATCGGCTCACAGGTCAGGTTCTGGACTTGGCCGGGTACAGCGGTTTTACCAATGGCGGCGTAGGTGAAATTGGCGGGCTGAGACGGGCGACCGACGTAGTTAAGCGAGACGACCTGAATCTCATAGGTGGTATTGGTGGTGTCTAAAATCTCAAAGTCAGGCCGGGCGACCGTGGCATCGCTCCAGTTGCCGTTTGTAGGCCGCCACAGCACGCGGTACTGCGTGATCCCTGGCACGCTCTGCCAGCTCAGGATGATCTTGACCAGCGCCTTGCCGTTGGCTTCGTAGAACTGCTCTGTCGCCGAGACGTTGCTGGGAGCGTCAGGGACAGGGTTGAGGGTTGAGGTTGGGCGAGTCTGCAGCTGGACCCCGCGCTCAACATGGGCGTACTTGCTGCTGTTGTAAGAGATCGCGGTGATGTCGTAGAGGTTGTCCTCCTTCTCAGCAACCGTCAGCACGCGCCACTGGGAGGTTTGCAGGCTGCTGGTCTGGATGATCCAAATGCTGTTGGCATTGGGTGGGGTGGTGAAGGGTGAGGATCCGTCGAGGGTGAGGATGTTGCCGGTACGGCCGATCACGTTCTTGGTTGCCACCGATCCATCCGGCAGGATCACCGAAACGGTGGCGTTGCTGGTCGGCAGGCCGTCAGCGTTGTCAACCGTGACTGTGGTTGTAGTGGCTGCTGAGATCCGCCCGCCGTAGCGGGTGCCGGCCCTTACCGGGTCTTGGATGTCGATGACAGCGCCTGGGCGTACCAGCACACCAGCTTCAAGGCTGGCGGTGAAGGCAACGATGTCCGTCTCCTGCTGCTCGGTGTAGAGGATCCACTCCCCAAGGCGGTGCGCCTGGCCGCGACTGGTACAAGCAAATGCCTTCACCTCGGTGGTGACGACGCCGTACTTGGCAATACCGGCCTGGTCTTCGACAACCTCATAGTTGAGTTCGCGGGTGGTGAGGTCTAGATAGCTGACGACGGCAACGGTATGGCGGGTCTTGAGGCTGCTGCCGCTATAGGAAAAACCAGGCTCTAGGACGTTGGCGCGGGTGAATAGGTAGCTCGAATCGGTGGGCTTGTCCTGGGCGACCGTGAGGCTGCCTACGCTCCAATACGGCTGACAGCGCATGACGCTGCAGAGATCGTTGACGAGCTTGTACGCCTCGTCTTGGTTTTGAATCAGGCAGTTGCAGGAGAATCTGGGCTCTGTGCCGCCAAAGCCGTCATCAACAAGTTCGTTGCAGTATTGAGACGCGGAGTAGAACGCGAACTTATCAAGCTGTGAGGCTTGGATGTGATCGCCAAATCCGTACCTCGCCAGCAAAAGGTCGTAGAGGATCCAGGCAGGGTCGCTACACCATTGCGCTGCACCAAAGCTGCCGGACCACACACCGCTATAGGTCACTCGACCTGTGGCCTGGTCAACAGTGGCATTGTTGGGTAGCCGGACCTTGATCCCGCGCACCCGGTAGGTGCGGGTCGGCACGGAGCTGAACTGCTCAGCATCAAAGCGGAGGCCAACCAGTGCCGAGTTGGCGTAGGTCAGCTTCTGGTAAACCAGCTCTGTGTAGCTCGTCCAGTAGAGGTCGTTCTGGGTGTTGCTATCAGGTGCATCAGCTGAAGTGCGCACAACGCGCAGATCAATAGGGAACGCCCCAGAGACGTTGACGATGTAGTCCCGCTGATACTGGTCGGCGGTACGGCCGCTGATCGTATCGCTCAGGAGGGTGACGAAACCACCGCCGTTGTACTGAACTTGAATGTTCAGGCTGACGCTCTCACCAACAATGTCGCCCTCGTCTGTGAAGCGCTCCAACCGGGGGATCGTGATCGTTACCCGTAGCGCGTTGACATTGGTGTCTGTAACCGTCCGGGTGATGGGGACAGCCTGCAAGACTTTGGTATTGACTGAGCGCTCATCCTCTACAGCATCAAAGCCGGGGATATAGGTCTGCGCCTGAGTGCCATAGCGGGGGTTGACGGTGACCCCGGTGAAGTTGTAGTCACTGGCCTGGGGGCTGGTGGGATCAGCTCCAGCACGCAACACCGCCGTGTTGTTCAGATAGACATCCTTCAGCAACGCCGTGTTGTAGGTGGTGGAATCGCGTGTGTAAGCGCGTGCCGAGGGGAACCCCTCAATCTCACCCTCGCTGATGAGGTCAAGGATGTTGGCAAAGGACTTTGAGGCGAGGTTGTCGCTTGCCCTAGATGGCGTCCTGGGTGCGGGTTGAACAACAACCGTCTGCTGAATGACAGGCTGCTGATTGCCGCCGCCACCGCCACCACCTGCGCCAATGATGGGTTTCGTCATGCTGTTAGCTGGTCGATGTCAATGCCAGCTGAGATGACGACAGAGCCAACAAAGGTCTCGCCGTAGATCAGGGGCACCGGGCTGCCCTGGGCAGAGGTGTTCTGGATACCGCTGAAGCTGTAGCTCTTCTGGGGGTCGAGTTCGCTGTCGCGGGTTGTTGAGCCGAAGTTGCCCATGTTGGCCGGGCCGATCTGCCCGATCTGAGGCGTGGGGCTCAGCAGCTGGGCGACACCGCCCAGGGCCAGTGCCACACCAACGGATCCGATCAGGCTCGCGGCTACACCGCCGATAGCGCCAGTGACAGCGCCACCACCGACGCCAAGGCCCAGGCCGAGAAAGCCACCAGCGAGGGGGCCCAGGACGATGGCAGCAGCAATTAGGCCGACACCCGCGAGGATCTTGCCGGCACCACCGCCAGCACCGCCGACCACAGGGATGATTTGCACGCTGCCAAGCTCACCGACCGGGTGGTGCAGCTCGTCGTAGTCAGACTCCAGACTGTTGACCACAACCCGGTAATGCTGCTGGGCCATGTGCTGCTCCAGCGTGGGGAAGTTGGCCAGCAGAAACCGCACCGCTTCAGCAGCGCTAGAGATTTCGGCCAAGAACTTGCGCTGGCCTAGAAACTTTGCGAGGGAGCCATAGACCTTAACTTCTCGAAGCATGGCGCAAGACCCTCCCCGTACATTTTAAGAGCCAGCCCCCGTACAGATCCCGGCTGGAGAGGCGTCCTCGCAGGTGATGCAGAACGATCTGATCGCCTAGGTAGACCCCGCAGTGATTCAGCTGACCAGAATCGATTGCCATCAGTAGGCCATCACCGGGTTGGATCTCATCAGGGTCCACCTCAACAAAGCCGGCCTCTTTCCAAAAGTCGTCAAACAACGGCCGTTCGTTGAACTCCTCCGGCGTTAGCGGACGATCCCAGTCAGGTAGATCAAGGCCCTGCTCGCCGTACCAGTCACGAACCAACGTCCAGCAGTCAGTAACGCCCCAAACCCATTCCCGGCCGATCAAAGGTGCCTTGTACCCTTCCGGGCGGCACTCGCCCCATTGCTCTGTCTTGGGGTTGACGATGTACCAGGGCAAACCAGACTTTTCGCAGGCCAAGCGGTCAGCTTGGGAGGCCAGCGGCGGGGTGACGGGATGGCTGTGGACGATGGCGGTAACTTCACCAGCATCCTCGGCGGCTGCGTAATCAGTGGGGTCAAGGATGAAAAACTCACTGCCACTGGCGAGGTTGTTGCAGGGCACGTACCGCTCGCGGCCTTTAATGACCACCAGCAACCCGCAGGCTTCGCGCGGGTCTTCCGCCTTGGCGTGCTCCAGGGCCTTGGCTTTATTGGTCTTGTTCATTGGTTAAAGGTCCCGATGCCAGGGAAGCTGCCGTAAGGCAACGCGGCATTAGCGCCAAACCTGACTTTGCAACTGCTCAACTTTTTACCGCAGACATCGCTGGCACTTGTAGGCACGCTGGCGTCGTTCTCGTCAAAGTAATTCGTGCCGGTGTAACCGCACTCTGTTGAGCGGTAGACCCATTGGCACATGTTGGCGATGCACTGCCGCTTTGGTGCCCTGACCCCGGCGAGGTCAAATGCTGCGCACAGTTCAAACTCAACGAGGTCGCGGCTCTCAGAGACCTTGCGGTCAACGTAATAAACCTCACGCGGGAACTCGGCTGTGGGGTCCGGTGTGCCGTAGGGGTTAACCCCGCCAGGGAAGTTGGCAGCGTCGAGGTAGCGTGCGAGCGTTCGCACCCTTGTCAGCTTGGCCCCGGCAAGATCGTTGCCAGCAGTGACTTCGTTGACATCCAAGAGGATCGCCGTGATCGAGCCGAACAGGTTTGACACTCGCAGCTTGGGCCGTGGCAGCTGACCCTGCCCGCTGTACTCAAAGCCCTCGGCAACAACAGGAAACCGGCTGTAGGCGTTGCTGTTCCAGATCACATCGCCCGGAGTTGACAGGCCATTGACGCCGGCGTGAAAGCGATAGGTAAAACTGGTCCCATGCAACGCTGCGCTCAGCTCCAGCTCAAACAGCTCAATGATGCTGCTAGGTGCAATCTTCTGTAGCTCTGAGACTGGGGTAGCCATCAGGGCTCAAACACCTCGCGGAAGGTGGCTGAAATGTTGTTGAAGTTGTAGCTGACCTGTGACGTATCCCAGGACTCACAGACCCATTTGCCGCTGTACCCGTTCGGGTCTGTCCAATCAAAGGACTCCTGACCGCCTCTGGCACGCAGGAACGACAAGATGTTGTCGCGCTCTGTGTTGTCCCTGTTACTGAATTGCAGCGACCAGGTTTTAGGTTGCGTGTGCAGGCCGTAAGTCAGACGCTGCTCGTAGCCATCGCCAAACTGGACGCGCCGAACCTGAGGCTGCTCCTTCAGATCAGCAGAGAAGCTCGGGGTGTAGGTGAAGGTTGCCATCAGTTGAGAAGTCCTCCGGGGCGTTTCTGCCGAATCAGTTCCTGTTGGACCGCGATACCGATGGCCTTGCCGAGTTGGTTTGCTTGGTTGCCATCGCCTTGAACGCTGGAGCCACTTGCGTCAACATTGACGGTGACGCTGGTTTGCCCGCCATCAGATGCCACGCCGAGCTTGCCGTTAGCGCCACGCTTAAGGGGCAGGATCGCTTCAGGACCCGCCTCACCCATCAGACCAAGATTGCCAGCACCGCCATTGGCAAAGCGGAACATGGTCGGGCGGTCAACAATGCCACCCATGGCAAAGGGTTG